CAACCTCCTTTGTTTCCCAGTCACGATCAAAGGCGAACAAGCAATATTAAATAGTAATGAACCAGAGGAATGTGAAGCTTGCGGAGCTTAGTCTTTGTTACTCCCCGCTATATTAGCTAAAGAAGGAGCGAATATTGTTACATTTCTTTCAATGTGTTCTTCTTTAGTTTCCGTCTCAGGATCTGACACATCTAATATCACATGATCTTCTGAGTCATATTCTATTCCCGATATTTTATTAATAATGATAGTTTCAGAACGACATCTTATATGAGGTACCATACGACCATCGCCTGCATCTATTTCTCCTAAAACTTTTGATTCTTCTACGATTTTTGTCATTTGTTATTCCTTTTTAATTGGATATTGAAACTTATCACAATTCTTTCTTCTTGTGAATTATTAATCTCTACTTCATGTTGAAGCCAAGAAGGAAAAACTAATAGATCATTTTGTTTTGGTTCCCATGTTACTCGGTGCGCTGTATGGAGATTTTCTCCTTGTTTTTTAGGTGGTGATAAAACTTCAGATTGGGGTCGAGGATCATGAAAAATAAGTGACCCACTGTCTTTAGGCACTTGTAGATAAAACACGCCTGAAAGGTAATTAAAAGGGTGATTGTGAAGACGATTACTGCTTCCCGGACCGTTGACCACGGCCCACATGCCTGTTATTTCGGGTATCATTTCATCAACAATATCTAAATGTCCCATAGCTTCTTGCGATAAATTAATAATCTCAGACTTCAATGTGCTAAATTTTTCATCTTCATGAAGAAAATCATGGCTATGCCATCCTCCTTTTGTGCTTTTTCCTTCTAATGTAGCAGGTTCTTTTCCCTGTAGATCTTTGATATCTTTTATATGATCTTCATAACCCGCTAAGTTTAAGGAGAAAACAGGAGTAATAAATAAAGAATTAAGGTCGATTACAAATCTCCTTTTGTTATCTCTAATATACTAGCGGTTACATGTACTTGATTAGCTGCATTAGCTTGTACTTTTAATATGTCCCCTTCTTCTAATACTAAAGGTTGGTCTAATAATTCATCAGTAGTTTTTGCTGTTACACTTTTTTGTTCAAATAAAGCAATTGTAGCAGAAGCACTAGTATCAGTAAAAACTACATCTAAAAGAGTAGTAGCAGTTGCATGATCATTACAAACTAAAATAGATTTTATAACAGCAGTTGTTGGAAAAATAGGTGGTGTTCCTGTAACGCCTGGTGATGCTGTAGGAACAGTATAAAGTGTTGTTAAATCTGCCGTTGTAAGATCTTTCCCTGCATTTTTAAATGTATCAGCCAAGGTACCAACTCCTTCCGCTAGATTTATCTTCTATGTCTTGAGAATAAGTAGTATTTAAATTTAAAACAATTTGCTCCAATAGTCTAACAAGTTGATCTATTTGCCCTGCTTCATATTCTTGTGTAGCATTAGGTAATCTATTAATTGTTATTTTAGCCATTATCTTCTTCCGTCGGGTCTAAGTTGTAACTTCATTGAACCTAATCTCCAATTTGTATCATTTGTTGTGCTAGTAGCAAAATTTAATTTTACTGATCGACCTCTTCCTCTTACATCAAGTTTAGTTGTCGTACTACTAACATTTCCCGCTGTTGTCTGAGAAGATGTGGATTGCGGATAGTCTTCTAAAGTTAAAGTAATTGTTAAATCATTTGCTAAAGATGTAAAATCTGGAACAAATTTAGAGACAGACATAAATTGATCCCCATCTCCAATCTCGACAGACCCTGTTGTTAAAGATGATGTAATTGCTGTTCCATTTGCTTGATTATTGCCATCCTCTTGATTATAAACATAAGAAGCACCTGCTGTTACACCCAAAGGTGTATCTGTTACTCCTGTGCTTGTAGTAGCATTTGCTACTAAACTAGCATTAAATTCTGTAGCGATAGGATTTTCATATGTGTAATTACCGAGATACGTTGTTCTACCTAATGTAGAAGTATACCATGTTCCTTCTAAATAATTATAAACAACTACTCTATCAATTTGTGTGGCGTTAGCCGAAGGATAATACCATTGTATTTCATTAAACTCTGGATTAACCCCACAAGCAATATCATTTTTATTAGTAAAACTTAAATCATCATACACATAATCTTGCACGGAACACGGCATTTTTTTAACAACACCATCGTACATATAGAACGCATCATCCCCCATCCAAAAAGCTTTACCATTGACATCAATAGCTGCGTGCTGCGCTATTAATCCACAGTTAGCCCCTAGTTGTCGTTGACCAAATGTAAAAGGAGTTCCTACAAATTGAATACCATGCAAGGATTGATCAGTCCATACCAGAATTTGACCAGTAGATCTAACCGCTCCAACAATTCGTGAACCATCGGCGATCCTTAAAGACCCGGCTTCATTCCCCGCTGTTGGGGCAAACACGGTTAAGCTTTCTCTATCTGCAAATCTAAAAAATAAATCATCTTGCGTTGATGAATCAGTAACTGTTGTGCATGTACCAAATAAAAATAAATGTCTTGTGTCAGCCGATACTAAAGAAAAACGAGAAGCAACCGGCGCTGTTACACCGAGGCTCACGGCCCTTACCGCTGTTCCACCAGAAGTGTCCCATTTAAATGTTCCTCCGTCTAAAACGGTAGCTATTAAATCTTCTCCAAAATTATCTAATGACCATTGACGAGCAGTGATGGTAACACTGGAAGAAGAACGAGGCGTTCCCCATGTGCTCAAACCCCACGTTAAAACGCCCCAACCATATCCATAAGTAGATGTAGTAGGGCCAACATTTATTTGATAGTTAGCAGTTACTGCGCCTCCTCCTCCTGATGTTGCACCTGTGGCATTAGAAGGAAATGTAATGGTGTAATTACTAGCATCTATGATTGAAGTTATTTCAAATTCATTGTTAAATTCTAAACCATCTAAAACATTATTGGCGCTACCATTACTAAAAGTAACAAAATCTCCAACGGCTGCACCATTCGCACTGTCGGTTACTGTTACAATTGGACTACCACTTACTGTAGTAAAAGGGTTAGTTAAAGAAGCAGTTTCACGGATAGGTGTAATATCAAAAAAAGCACCCTCCGAATATAAATATAATTTTCTATCTGTTCCTAAAGCAAGATATCTTGTACCATTTAAACTAATCCATGAATGCGTATCCCGAATTACGCCTATTACTGTTAGATTAGGATTAGGAAGATATGACCAACCTTTCCAACGTTCTGGTTTCCCGTAATGAAAGCGTACTAATTGAGAGTCTATATATTTAAATTGATCCCCGGCTGCGTAAGGAGAATCCTGCTTATCTACGCCAGGCCTAAACTTTAAATCTGTTAATTGCATAAGAAGGCATCTTAAATTATTTCTTCTCTGGTGGCAAGAATTGAGTACCTACATTACCTTTAAAGGCATATGTGCCGTAATGTGTTAATCCACTAACTATATCAGCAAAGACAGTCCCCCCAATCTTTTGCCATAAACGACAAAAAGCGTAGTCTTCTGATAGGTATCTTTTTGTTTCTGGCTCAATCATTGTATCAAAAAAAGCATAATTCCAATTGGAAGTATCATGGTAATCAAAAGTTGTGTCATGAGGATCATTTAAATGTTGGTCTGATTTAAATTTTAACTCTGGGTAAGCTAAAGCCATTTTTTTAAACACATTTTTTTTAATAAGCATAAACCCTGTAGCCCCGTCCAAGACTTCGATAAATCCTTTTTTTACTTCTACACGGTCAGGGTTTTTAACATTAAGATTATATTGTAGGGAAGATGCCAATAATTCATCTTCTTTTATGTCAGGATTTTTTTTTATTTTTTTTATTGCTTTTGTCCAATCGATAGTTTTACGAGGGTAAACACCTGTTACAATATCCTTATCTAGATCTAACATTCGCATAACAGTTTCTGCTTGAAATCCAATATCAGCGTCTATAAAAAGCAAGTGCGTATAATCAGGCCCATCCATAAATAATTGAACAAGGGTGTTACGAGCTCTTGTTACCAAAGATTCATTTCCAATTGTTGCAAATTGTAATTCTACTTTATTTGCAGAAGCTACGGTTGCTAAACGTAAACAGCTTTCAAAATAATTTACTGTTATCATTCCTCCGTAGCACGGTGTTCCTACAAATATTTTAGAACCCTGCATCTTTAACTACCTTTTCTTTATAGAAAATATTTAATGTGTAGCGAGGAGAACTTTCTCCTAACGCTTGTAAATCGGTATGGTATACTTTACTGCCATTAAAAAACAATGCTCTATTTTCTATAAAACCAACATGCGAAGATAGTTTACCGTCTTTAAAAAAACCCGTACCATTATTAAATAAAGGCTCACCTTTGACAAAAAATAAAAAGTTAGCAACATTACCTTTTTCTGTATCCACATGAACTTTAGGTTCTCCTTGATTGTGTCGTAAATGTGCAGAGATAGATATAGGTTCCAATGAAGTATTCGGAAAAAAGAATTCTTTTATCCGTTGTAGGATAGGATCATTTTTAAATTGATGTAAAGGAAAGGTATGTCGTTTGCCATAAATACCAGCGTCATTTTTTACTTCTGTATATTTTAAATTTATTATTGTTTCTTGTAATGATTCTAATGTTTCCACATTAAAAAAATTATCTACATATTGAACAAACTGCGTGTTACTACTGTGTTGCATAACTAACCGTTAAATATTCTATTTTTTGTACCCAGGTTTTAGGAATAGCAATTGCCCCACCGCCATTATTATCTCCCTTATCCAAACACCAGGATCGCATGACCACAACTTTTTCCTCATTGTTCACGACCATCCAACCGACTTCTTGACACAACGCTAAAGGGGCTTTTATAATTTCTTTTATTTCTATCCACCCTGTTTCTGTATCACGGGCATCGAGCCACGTTACACGGACCATGGG